CCCCGTTACTGCGATAGCAGTAACAGAGATAATACTGACAGTTCCTATTGCACTTGCGGCTGAAACTCCAGTTGCTGAAATGGTAACTGGAATTACCACCGTTTCGGAACCTATGGCCCCGGCTGCTTCTACTCCAGTTTCTACGACAACGGAGGGATCACCCCAAACACCGTCGCCCCAAGTAGATCTCCCCCATCCTGTTATAAGATCCGCTAGGAAAATAATATTTCCAGTAGATCCAGTTGCTCCAACTCCTGTTACTGAAGCAGTATCCCCAAGAGAAACCGATTCACTTCCTATTGCCCCAGTGGCCTCAACCCCAGTGGCTGAAATAGTAATAGCCGCTGAAACCGATTCACTTCCTATTGCCCCAGTGGCCTCAACCCCAGTGGCTGAAATAGTAACAGATACACCTGGAGTAACGGTTCCTATTCCACTAGCAGCCTCTACTCCCGTTTCAGAGAGTACACTGGATGTTAGGATGGTTTCAGATCCTAACGCCCCAGCAGCCTCTACTCCGGTTGCTTCAACTGGTGCAGGACTTCCCCACGTACCACTTTCCCAAGTGCCACGCCCCCATCCAGTTAGCGCAGCCACAGCATAATCCTTATGCTATACGAATAATAGCATTATTGGCATCGTTAGCAGGATATTGAATAGTAAAATCACCCGCACTTGATGATTTATCACCTCCAAAATCTAACACACAAACACTGGGGTTAGCCGCGTGAGTTACATCGCCGCCGGTTCCAGCAGTACTCAACGTAGAGTTATAAATAACAGCAACCCTAGCACTTGAAATTGTAGATGTAGACCAAGTTGTATCAGCAAAATCCAGAAATGCTGTTGGGACGCTGCTACTATTATCGGATAAACCCAAAGTTACACTTGCCAACGCTTCTCCTCCAGCCGAATAAGCCGTTCCGCTTACTTCATTAGTAGCGGTGTACTGAGTCAGATCTTCATTTGCATCGGTGCGGCTGGATGTGAACATCGCAACCTTAAATGTATCTGCTGCAATAACACTTGAGTTAAGTCGTGAATGAGACATCCAGAAATGAATTCCGGCGGTTATCTCTTTCTTATATGAGCCGCACATTGCTTGGTTAATCGCCATCTTAAAGCCTCCTTATAATCTCTGCAATGTCATTGTGGCCTTGTTTTTTCATCAAGGCCCAAATAGTAGTTCGTTCACTCTTTGCCATACTATGCATATAATAAATCAATACTTCTCTCAACTTGTCTTTATGAGCAATAGCTTGATCCCGTATTGCAGGAGGCGCCGTCTCATTTACTTGCATAATCCTGTTTAATGCCATGTCAGCAATTTGTTCAGGACTATGTCCTCCGTCTGTTGAAGTAAAAACAGAAACTGTCCCTAGACCTCCTTCCCCATGAGCTTGTAACATTACGCCACTTCTCTTCTTACTTTATCATATCTATATTGGTCTCGAGTATCTTCTCCTTCGCCAAGATTTTTCAGCCATTGTATCGCTTCCTGGTAACGACCATTATAAACATTGAGTAATTGCTCGTCGCCTTTCATGAAAGTGTATGCTTCCACTAAAGACCCATATAAAAGGGCAAGGTCTGCATTATCACCTAACCAACTTGTTCCATCAGCAGTTTCACTAATTGAAGGTGGTCTATAAAAATAATGTAATTCCACTGCATAGGATTCATCTGGAGTGGGGGCTAATAAAAATGTAAGATCATCCCACGTAGCATAATATTTAGGCGCCCCTGTCGTAGCAGGATTAGGAGTATAGTCCTGTAAAAAAGTAACATGTTTGTAAAGCAAAAATTCATTACTTGAAGAATTAACAATGCTTAAAGAAAAAGGTGAGAGAAAATCAGTGGGCTTTGTTAAAAATTTATTAGAAGCTGATGCAGAACCAGCGGTGTTCTTCCGAAAAACAGATAATTGACACTCTTTTAAAATACGTTCTTCAGCATTTAAAATAAAACGTGATAACTGACTTACAAAAGTAGTTTCTGTATTCTGGGCATAGTCCTGAATTGCTGTTTTAAGAGTTGTAAATGTATATGCCATTTTATGGACTCACTGTTACTGGACCGGCAGAAGCAAACGTGCCTCCTCCTTTTACACTGCCAACACTAGCTGTTTCACTCGATCCACTATCACTTACATCAAAACTAAACTGGTTGTCGTTTACTTTTGTGATGGAATAACCAGTACTGTATTGTATAGCAGAGGCAGTAAATCCGTCAAAATTCGATACATTTCTAAAACGAACAAGATCCCCCGTGCTTCTTCCATGGACTGGTTGCGTCACAGTTATAACACTTGACCCGGAATCACCTGTCAAAAAAGAATCAAAAGCCAAAAGGACTTCCACCGCCGGTTCCGTCCGGTCTGGTCGTGCAAAGCGTAATGCTTGAGGGTCCGCAACTACATGACGAGGCATAAGTTGGGGTTGTTTGCTTTCATATTCATCTCTTCCTACCAAAGCCCCAGTCCATTCCATAATCATGTTTCTCATTCTATAGGCGCGACCTGAACGGTCTGAAATCCCAAGAGCATGTTTCCCGGCAGCGTATCTAGGCATTATGTAAGACTCAACGATGCGTATGTTGGAACCAAACGAAGAGCAGTTCTTTCCCCATCTTCTGATGCCGCTCTCTGAAATTCTTCTTCATAAATATCTTTTAAGATACCTATTCTGTTAGGAGCTTTCTTAACAGAAATATAATAAGCCAACCCAGCGGTTAAACAGGGCAAAAATCGGAAAGGAATATCAGCGGTATTCACTCCAGCATCTGCGTCCTGCATCCGTTTAACACGGTAATAAATCACTTGATCCGTGGAATTCTCAGGAGTTGGCCAAATAGTTATAGTAGGGGTTATGAGACGATCTACATAATACTGAGAAGCTCTTCCCTGAGTAGTCTTATTGGGAGTATTCAAGTAGTCGGATCTGTTAATCCGGGTTATGCCTATGTCTGAACTGTCGCGTCTTACCACCACTTCCAGTACATCTACCGTAGCTTGTACATCAGTCAGGTCAGGCACCGCTGAAATCGTAGTAGTAGCGGCACTTGAAGACCCCGTGATGGTCTCTCCTGAAGTAAAAGTTCCACTGGGAACCGTAATTGTCATTGAAGTAGAATCAGGCTTCGTAATGATCTCTGCTGTTACTGCACTTGTCCCACCCGTGATGGTCTCTCCCACACTGAAGGAGGTAGAAGCCGCAACAGATAAAGTAATAGTGCCTACAGGATAAGTGGAAATAGATGAAGTAGAAGAAAGCTGGGCAACTGTCTGATTGATTTCATCAATTGTCCATAAATTTAATCCTCTATTTGCCCATTCAGCAAAAAGAATATTTAAGGACCTTCTGGCTGTAGCTGCATCGTATCCTGTACGAAGTTCCAGGCCACATCTTTCAAAGGCTTCCTCTGTAATGTCGGCCATATTAAGATTAAAATCAACCGATCCAGAAGTTGCCATATTACTCTCCTTAAAGGATTATTTATCCTTTCATCAAGGAATCAATCTTATCTTCCAAACGATCAAAACGATCAAAAATTCGATCCATATCTGAAGACAGATCTATTTTTGTGACATAGTCTCTGGCTACTTCTTCTCTCGTTTTGTTCAATAAGATTTCAATCCTTTGAACGTTCGAATGATGCGATTTAATAAATAATACAATAACCGCACCTCCTATGGTAAGAAGGCCGTTCCATAAGTATGAAGCGGCCTCCTCCACTTTAGAACTCCTTAATACATTCCAGGACCACGGTATAATCATCACCAGCGGCGTGTCCTACTGTAGTAAATCTAATATCTCCAGTAGGACTTGTAGCACTATTTACCAAACCACCAAAAGAAGAGAAATCAAAACTACCTTGATAATCTGTTGGTAGCACTACCGCTATTACATCTGTACTGGCATCCCATAAAATATTTAATTCAAGATTTGTCGTACTAAACCATATCTTATTAATACGAACTCCAGTACAAGCCGTACCATCCTGAAGAGTCGATAAGCCAGAAACATCTACTGCCATAACCGCACTTTGACCAGTGTCAACGTGCGTGTAAGAAAAAGATTTAACTAGCTTACGCGGACCATCATCAATGACTTTTTCTACAAAAGTATCAGCCATCTAGTTCACTCCTTAATTTCTCCACGTAAAACCATCGCTTTATGTTCAGCACTCCCCTTTGGAGGGGTTGGCCGTTTAGATGATTTTTTTGTCGATGACTTTTTACTTACTGACTCGCCAGATTTAGTTTCTGCCATGTTTCACCTATTACGGTTGTTTATTGTAAATGGTCATCCCATCCGTGGTACGTTGTGCTACCGTCAAGAGATAATCACAATCGACCTTGTTAGCAGCAGCTTCACCAGCCACTGCAGCAAACCACGTAGTCATTTGAGAAGTTGGGATATTATCGGTAGTCGTTGTAACCAAGGCCCGGTCAACATAAAATTCCACCTGGCCAGTACCACGAACAATAAAGCCCAATCGACGATCACCGCTAATCGTACTCCCGGAAACTGAACCATCAGCAAAATCAACACCAGTATCGGTGGAAGTTTCAGTACCCCCACTGTCACAAACAGCGTTAATAGAAGCATCACCATCGGCAACCAAGAACCCAATCTGATTATTCGTGCCGAAAGGAACTGATGTACTCAATGTGCCATTCTCACAAAGACCAACAAAAATATCCATTTGATCCGCATCTGTCGTAACGATACGGGTTTCAAAGAAAATATTCTTACTGGCTTCAGGTCCCCAGATTTCGTTTCCTTGAATAGAAGCACCAGTATCGTCTGATCCAGTACCGGCAATTTCGTACCAGCCGCCAACAGCGTCAGCTAAAATAGCACCTGTACCACTGGTAAGTTGTGAATAGGTCCAGTCATTAGTGCCATCAACCGCGATGCCAATAAAATCGTCATACTGGAAAACATAATCAGGGTTTGTTTGGATTGGTAAGTTCGTGAACCATGGGCCACCGGCACTTTGATTTACTGCGCCACTATATGCGACTGGTCCAGAAAAACGTGTAGTACTCATTGTAACTACCTCCTTACGAAAGGTTTCGCCCTAGAGTCTTCGTAAGCGTCTGCTAGGCCAGTCGCCAGGGCTTGAATATCCTAGAAATAAGGGGGGAGATTAACTCCCCCCTAGTAGTCTTACGCGCCAGGTGATCCAAAGACACACCGTGGGTCAGAGTAACCGAAGCTATAACGCTCACGGGCTTTGTACCTCACGTTACCAGTGTCAAAATCACCTTCCATCTTGGTAGACATGGGCATACGTTCAAAGTGGATGAATCCGCGAGGAGCATCCGTTTTAACGAACCATGCATCCGTGTCTGTCAGGTAGTGGTTAACGACATAGCCTTGCGGGACCATACCCATATTCCGCATGGCATTGATATCATTATCAGCCGTTCCGGGGCGAAGAGTAGATTCAAGCAAACGATCCGCGACAAATTGAGTTGCCGCCGGAACAATAAGCTTCATTCCTCGTACCGATACTTTAAGACCACGCTCGTCAACAAACGCCGCGATATCAATCAAAGCGTTTTCCAGACTGGTTTCGTTAAGATCCGCCGCTGTAGACGGAGTATTACGAAGGTCATTGTTGTTAACAAGGGGGTGATCCGTAACACACAGGGCTTTCCCGTCTCCACCAGTAACCGTGGTGTCAAAAGCATCATTCAACACAGCAGCACCCTTCACCTGTTTGGTGTTGGCCATGCTACGTGCCAAAGCTTTCGTATAACGGGAAGCAAGACGATCATAAAGATTATCTTCAATGGCTTCCTCAGTAATTGAAAAAGCCAAAGCGATAGTCTGGTGAGTATATCTTGCCGTGTATGCTTCTTGGGCATCGTCAAACGAAATTGCTGAACCTTCCGACTTAACGGGTGCAGACCCAAAACCGGAAAGCATGACTTCCTCTTCAAAAGCTCGTTCTGAAGATTCCGTATCAAAAATTTCAGCCGCTTCGTTATCATACCTGGCATACTCTAAACCGAATAAGGCATTGAGACCAGGCTCTAGCTCTTTAGCTAGTTGTGCTCTTGATATAGCCATTCCTCAATCCTCCTATACGCCAGTGGTTGAAACAGTACCAGCCACAATAGATCCCGTAGGAGCATTGAAACTGTTGTTCAACCTAACGATTGCGCCAATACCAGCCGCCGAAAAATCAGCATTCTCTGGGTCATCAACCCAACCCATAATCCTCATTTGAAGACTATTTGTCGTATTGATGGTGCTTATTGCCAAGCGACCCAAAGAAACGCCTGTGGCGTCTGTACCTGTAGTGGCTGTAGAGAAGTTCGCATTTGCAAAACGAGCGGCCAAGGCAGTAGCCTTACTGGTCCAGGTCGCGTCAGTTGCAATTACAAACAAGGTGTTTGGATCATCCTCTATAAAAGCTTTTACAGGGTGATTACTATCTGCCCCGGAACCGGGCCAGTAGTTTTTCCAAACAGTTTTTCCAGTGGTGCTGTCAACATACTCGCATCCTTGAAAAGCGCCTAGAAGACTAACAGTTCCACCAGCCGCTGCCCCTACTATATCTATATATCCCGTACTAAGGGGGATAACAGGAGAGCCGTGGTAGATAGAATTAGTATTTCCGTTGGCAATTTCGTATGGAGTATAGCCTGTAACACCAGTGGAATTAGACCCTGAACCCAGTTTTGAAATGGGACGAAGGCCAAAACTTCCATTACTGTTCGCCATATTGTTTTTCTCCTAGTCCTCAGAATTTTGAGGACCTCCAAAAGTTACACTAGAACTCCTATCGGGTCTTTCGATAGGCATAGCCGGATGTTGCTCTCGAGCTAACTCGTTATCAACAGCCGTCATTTGATCGCGGGTCATATCCCGGAAGTATTTTTCGCGCTCTTCAGCGATTTCAATAGGAACCCTGGCCAGAAGAAGACCGCCTACTCCAATAACACCGGCATGTTTACCATCTTCAACAGTCGGAATATCAAAGTCCGGGAATTCTTCTCCACGCACCAGTTCATACCCCTCACGGGATCTGGATGATACGTTTTTACGGTCATCGAAACCCATTACACTTTCCCTGATCCATCTATGCTTATAGCCTTCAGGAGGAGGAGGTGCGTCCAACATGGACGGTGGTTTCCATGGTTCCTTGCGTGTCTCTTTGACACGTGTTTCACTGGAGCGTGGCGTTCTGGGTGACTTTTGGCGAGTTGTGGTCTCTTGGTTCATGATTAATCCCTCACATGTTTTGCGTATTCTTCAAGCGGCACATTTAACCGTTTTGCAATCGCAACTTGAGAAGGCGTTAATCGCACTGTTTTACGTCCACCTCTATTGCGGGATGCGGAAGCTTCGGCTGACGCAACCTTTCTGCTTCCACCCGTTTTAGATTTCTGACCAAGTTTATGTGGAAACTCAGTCATCATTCTTTTATCGAGTTCAGCATAGTATTCATCGGATTGAGGGTCAAATTGTTCATCCTCAATAAGACGCCTATGCACCCCAAAAACCGCATATGTCATAACTTCATCCTGCCCAAACCACTCATTTTTAGCGGCCCAAGCCTCTGCTTTAGGATCTGGCGGTTGAGCTGGAGCTTGTGGCTGGACAGGTTCGGCAACGGGTTCAGGCGTTTTTTCTTCCGCATCCTTCTGCGCCGTGGTGAGTTTTCCTTTTTCAACGGCAAGAGAAGATAAAGCTTCCTGAGCCTCTACAATCTTGTCTACGTCCCCGCTTTCATGGGCTTCTTTCAACAAGTGTTTCGCGGAATCTATCTGAGTAGTAACACGACTGCCGAATTCTTCCTGATATCCCTTATCAAGGGAATCCAGGCGTTTTTTCAAATTCTCGTTTTCTTTTTTGACACTTTCCGCATACTGAACCGCCGTCTGTTTCTGACGTTCTTCTTCACGGAAACGTTTGGTGAGTTTATCAATGCGGGTCTTAACACCGGCACTGTATTCTTCAAGCTCGTCTTCGGTCTCTTCTTTTTCTTGTACCTTGACTTCAGGCTTTTCTTCGGGTTTTTCTTCCCCGGAGATATCTATGTCTACAGGAGATTCTTCGGAATCACCCACATCAATCGGTTTTTCTTCAGGCATGTCGTGTTCTCCACGGCTGCTTTCTCCTTTCTAGACATGTTTTATATCATCTGGTTCAAGGATCGTAGCAATGACTTCATCGTCATTTATAATACGAACCTCACCGCCGTCGATTTTAAATCGAGCACCAGCATAGCGGCCAATACAAATCCAGTCGCCTTCCTTGCACCAAGATCCTGCATCTCCAAACTTGTTCTTATCCTGATAAGCCAAAGGACCTACCTTTAATACATAAGCAACCACAGTAGCTAAAGCTTCACGGTCTCTGACCTGATCAGGAATAAAAACGCCACCATCCGTTGTGGCACGTCCCATGTAGGGCATGACCAACAAGCGCCATCCTGTAGGTTGTGGAAGTCTTTCGCTAAGAGAAACATCCAGCAAAGAAGGATCAAGAACTTTTTCATCCTTGTGAACGTAGGGGACTTTCTTTTTTTCTTTCTCAGCTACATGGTCGGGAACATATAGGGTCTTGGTCATTCTTTCTCCGATTTCTCCAAATAATCCTTAATTTCCTGTTCTGCGAACTCCAGCCCCTTCAATTCACCAACAAGTTCTTTATAAGATTCCAGATCTTTGGGGGAACCATGAAGAATAGCGTCTTTTGTCAGTTCTGCGCGAGATTGAATCGCTTTTAATACGTTATAGGCAAACGTAGTCGGGTCTGCCATTAAAAAGTCCCTTTAAAATTACTACCTTTTCCTTTTATCATAGGTTTAATTATAGCATCAAACATTTTTTCAGTAGACTTACTAGCACTTTTTAAAGCAGGACTTATTTGTTTAGGTTTAGGAG